GGGTCACCGTGCCACCCGTTATCGGACGACCACCCCATTGATCCTGCCGATCTCACGCCATTGCTCCGCCGTCGGCGAGTCATCGTACGCAGCCCACGAACGCCACACGAACGAACGCAAGACTGTCTCCCACGGGTCGGCACCATAGTTCACCATACGCAACGCGTCGCGCCGTTGCTCGCGGTTCTGACTGATACGAACCATCACACCCTACCCTTCTCTCCCGCGCCGATCCCCACGACCGACGACACCCCGAAACTACCCGACACCCGGAACCGGGTCACCAACTCACCAGTTAGCCCAACCCGCAAGAATGTCGTACACAGCGTCCGTGATCGTCTCAACCGACGCGCCACCAACCAACCCGCGACTCTCTTCACGCCCCACAAAATCTAGGAAGTTATCCTCGGAATCATAGAACCCAACCCGCACCGAAGTCCCGAAATCTTGCGGGTCACAAAACGACGACAAAACATCATCGCCAGAAACCATCACGACACAACCGTTCCCCATGTCGCAACGCAACACCCAACACCCACCGCCGGTATGTTCCCGACGCCACTCACCAAAACCCATCGCGTCCAACGCCGAAACCAACCGCCCCGATTCCTCGTGACGCACCTCGTCGCTATCCAACTCACCCAACATCACAACTCCCAATCTCTCACGCCGAACCCCCACGGCCCGGACACCCAACGTTCTACAAGCTCTACCAACGCGAGTCAAGCACCAAACCAAAAATAAGCCAAACGACCCACCCGCCACACTGAGCTAGGCGCGATCTACTCCCGGAACACACACGCGCGTGTTCCTTATTAGTTGGTGGCGTTTTCGAATCTGTGGGGTTGTGTTGGTGGGGGTTCTCGTCACCTATCGGGGTCGTGTTGCCGTGGCGTATCCCTTTACTCCCCCTGATTAGCGACGCCTATATTATCCATTATGTCACGAAGCTTGCAGCCTGCAACTATTGCACTGTGCAACCATTCCTGACCGGCACGAACCGGGGGTCTGCCGAGCCACCCGCCCCGGGGGTATAGATATTAGTCAATACGGGGATGTGTGGTTTTTTGTTCTGGCGGGGGGTGTGTTTTCGTAAGGTGTTGCTTGTGGAATTCGAGGGTGTTGCGGGGTGGTGGCACCAACGGCTGTAGGGGGGAAGATAGATAGAGTTTTTTTGTCCACCCATCCGGTTGCCACTGTCGGATTCCCGGCCTTTGTTTTGTGACGTGGCTCGCGTCGAAGATCATTGTTACGCCCTTGCGGGTTCGTGCTTCCCCGCTTACTGCTGCAGCCGTTGGTCGGTTGGGCATGGGGGATCTACCCACGTTTCCGTGTGTGAGGCCCGCACCTTGCAAGGGGTGTACGCCGTCCGAGTTCTGGGAGCTGGTGACTTCTATTTTACACGTGGGGGGCGGTATTTGCGGCGTAGTTGGCGATTGTAGTTTGTGATGGCGTCTATCTGTTTTTGTGATGGGGGGGTGTCTTTGAGGGCGGCGGCTAGTTCGTGGGCGGTTTGTTCCCAGTCTTGGGCGGCTTTTTTCCATTGGAGGATGGTGTCGAGCATTTGGTCGACGGTTTCGGGTTTCATAGGAGGGCGATGAGGAGGTTGATGGTTTGGAGGGTGGCGATGAGTGCGAAGATGAGTGATGCCCGGTGGTAGCGGTGGGGGTGTGATTCGAGTTCGTAGATGCGTTCTTGGAGTTCTTCGTTTTGGTCTATGAGTTCGTCGTTTTCTATTTGGAGGTCGTCGACGTATTCCTGATAGTTCATGACGGATTTTTGTAGGTCGAGGATGGTGGCGTCTTGTTCGTTCATGGTGGGGAGTTTATAGGGTTGTTTCGTAGCCGCAGGCTGCGTAGCCGGCGAGGTCTGTCCAGCTGTCGGGGTTTTCGGGTTGCCATGCGATGCGGGAGAGTTTGAGTAGTGCCATGAGTGCGGCTACGTCGTGGGGTTTGATGGGGTGGTTGAGGTAGGCCTGCCACATTTGGGCGGTGCGGGTGAAGTCTTGGGTGGGTGGGCCGTATTGGTTGTTGCGGTCGCCGTTGATGAGGTGTTCGGCGTTTCGGAGGATTTGGGTTCTGGGGTTCATCGTGTTTCTACTTCGTTGAGCATGGGTTGGTCGTCGGTGATTCGGTTGATGGCGATTTGGACGTATTCGGGGTTGAGTTCTATGCCGATGTAGTTTCGTTTGTGGCGTAGGGCGACGGTGGCGACGGTTCCTGATCCGGTGAATGGGTCGAGGATGAGGTCGTTTTCGCGGCTGCTGGCGAGGATGGGGGGTTCGCAGAGGGCTTCGGGCATGACTGCGAAGTGTGCGCCTTTGAATGGTTTGGTGTTGATTGACCAGACGGAGCGTTTGTTTGCTTTTTCGTAGGATTTTTCTAGTCCTGAGTGGGGTTGTAGTCCTGTTCCGTCGTTGTGGTATTTGCCGTTTGTTCTGTTTCTTGTCCCCCAATCTTGTTTGACGGGGACTTTGATCGTTTCATTGTCAAAGTAGTAACGAGGCGATTTGGTGAGCATGAATAGGTATTCGTGGGCTTTGGTGCAGCGGTCGGTGACGGATTCGGGCATGGGGTTGGGTTTATGCCAGATGATGTCTTGGCGTAGCCACCAGCCTGCTTCTTGGAGGGCGAACGCTACGCGCCACGGGATACCCACAAGGTCTTTCGATTTGAGTCCTTGTACCTTGTTGTTGATGGCGACGGTTTGTCCGTTTCTGCCTTCAGCATATTTCGGGTCTTTACAGTCGCCTTTGCTTCCTGTGCCTACATAGGAGTCTCCGAGGTTGAGCCACAGCACCCCGTCGTCTTTCAGAACTCGGCGCACTTCCTCGAACACGGCGACCATTTCTGCGACGTATTCGGCAGGCGATTGCTCCAAGCCGATTTGTTGATCGCGTCGTTTGGCTCCGCATCTGCCGCAAACATCTTTGAAAAATTCTCTAGCGGTCGCGTTTTTGACATCGTTGCCGGTGCCGCAATTACGGTTGATATTTGCTTTAGTTGCCATTGGTTTTCCCAGATGGTCGCAATTTGGGTCACCACCATCCCATGATGCTGTGCCGTAGTCTCGTAGCCCCCAATACGGCGGGCTAGTAATGCAAGCTTGTACGGTGTTGTCCGGGATGTCTTTGAGTCGTTGACGCACGTCGCCAACAAGGATGGTCGCTTTCATTTCTCTCCTTTGGTTCGGCACCCACATGGTGCAAGACTATTGTCTGGTTGTTCGATCCAGCCGTTCCAACAGTTTCCGCAGGGCTGCCAGATGGCTTGGGGTTCAGGGTTGTTTGTAGTGTGCAAGTTTTCTTGTTCGTCGGCCCAGCGTCCTTGATTCAGCCATGTGGTCGGGTGGGCGATGTAGTGAGTTTCTTTCGGGCGAGTCAGGTTGTAGAGGTGGAGACCGGCGAGGATGGTTTCGAGGCTGGTTTTTTTGATGGCTCGTTTGAAGGCGGTGTGTGCGCCGTCTTTGCCGACTTTCCGGGGGTAGAGCTGCCAGAACTGGTTGAAGCCATCATTGACAGATGATGAAGATATTGATTCTTGGCTCTGTTTCTTCTTCTTTGATTCGTTCCGCATTGGTGCGGCTACCCCCTCCGCATCCGTGCGGGTACCCCTCCGCATCTGTGCGGCTACCCCCCTAGGGTTTAGGTGAAGGGTGTAGATGTTTGACGACGGTGCGCCAGCCTCAGTTTTTCGAGGTTGAACAGATATGGCTTCAATGCCGATTAGTTCTTTGATGGCTCGGTCTACGGTGTCGGTGGAGCATCGCATCCGTTTCGCGATCAGGCTTCGGGACGGCCAACATTGGTTTTGGTTGTTGGCGTAGCGTTGAAGGATCGCATAGCAACGAACGGCGTTCGGGCCGATTTCTGCGTCTAATACCCATTCGGGGATGATCGCGAAATAGTTGTCTGCCGCTAATGCATCTGATGTGGTATCGTGATCCACGGCAGCTTTCTCCTTTGTTGCCCGGCCCCCGGCAGCAGGTGTCGCTGTGCGGGGGCAACTCATCTCATCATACACCTTGCGTCGTGATCTGCAAGTGGTATGCTTAGAAACGACATAGCTGTTGGGTACTCCTTTCCCGTCCCTTCTCTCCGGCTATGTTGTCTCCCCCACATAGGAAATGCCCGCCCGGTACATAGAGACGCACAGGGCGGGCATTTTCTTTTACACTAGGAACCAATGACCGGCAACAACAACTCAGGTCGACGCCAAGTCGCGAACGAAGATAAAATTCGTTTTTGGGAAGCTCGCGCTGCCGGCATCACGATCACGGAAGCCTGCAAGATCGCTGGCATCCACTACAACACGGGTCAGAAGTGGGACTCGAAACGTCGCCGGCTACAAGCTGAACTTGAGGTTGCTCAGGTTGAGGAGAAGAAAGCGGGTTATAAGGCGAATCGTGGTGGTTCGCAGTTGGATCAGATTCGTGCCGAACTGGATTCCATCGCTGAACTACCACCCGTTATCCCGTATGAGCGTTTGTCGGAGCGCGCGAAACGTGGGTGGGACGACTTTGACTATTTCCGCAGGGTGTATTTGGGGCGTGTGCCGTCGCCGTGGCAGGTTGAAGCCGCATACAAGATCGTTCAGTATTTGGAGTCGGAAGAGAAAGAGTTTCTGGTTCTGAACTGTCCCCCCGGCGCAGGAAAATCAACGCTGTTTCATGATGTGGCGGTGTGGTGCATCGTTCGTAACCGTGGTATTCGCGTGTTGTACGGCTCAATTTCGCAAACGTTGGCAAAAATGTATTCGCGTCGTATTCGTGAAACCCTTGAACGCCCCACCCGGCTGATCGTTGACCCCGAACTGGTGCGTAAAGGGTTGGCGGTGGACGCCGAAGGGTGTCTCGCACAGGATTACGGCAGGTTCAAACCGACCGCATCCGGCTCGTTGTGGCGCGCCGAAGAATTCATCGTCGAACAAATGGGGCTAACCGGTCTGGATAACAAGGAGCCGACGGTTTCTGCGTACGGTATCGACTCAGAGTTCATCGGTCACCGTGCCGATCTCTGTTTGTTTGACGACGTGGCATCCCCAGAGAACTCAAAAGAGTCTGTTGCCCGTGACCGCCTGTTGGAACGGTGGGATTCGATGGCTGAAGCCCGTTGCGATCCGGGCGGTTTGGTGGCTGTGATCGGCCAGCGGCTCGGCCCCGGCGACCTGTACGCCCATTGTCTCAACAAAGTCACCTACGACGACATTGAGGATGAGGGCGACGAATCAGGTGCCGATATCACCGTTGATGAAGTGATGCGTGACCCCGTAAAAAAGCAGAAGTACCATCACATCACCTACAAAGCGTATTACGAAGAGCTGGATACGGGGTTGAAGTCGCGGTCTAAGGGGGCGAAAGCGTGGCCGGAAGGCCCACTTCTTGATCCGGTGCGTCTCCCGTGGAAAGACTTGTCGTTCATCAAATACAACCAGCCCACCAAATTCCGGGTTGTCTACCAGCAAGAAAACATTGACACCGACTATCAGCTGGTGGAACGCACCATGCTGACCGGGGGAACCGCTGCTGACGGCGTGTTCTACGAAGGTTGTATCGACCGTGACCGGCAACCCGGATATTTGCCCCCATATTTGCAGCAGCCGTGGGTGTCGATCATTTCGGTTGACCCGTCACCCGCCAACTTTTGGGGTGTGATCTGGACTGTCGTCCAACCCGACCTCGGCCTGTACCATGTCGTCGACTTGGAACGAGTCAAACTGACCGCCGAAGAACTGCTCGGCTGGGAAATGGCGACCGGCAAATACACCGGCATCCTCGAAGAATGGGTGAACCGGGCCGCCACTATGGGGTATCCGGTGTCGCACATCATTGTTGAGATCAACGCCGCCCAACGATTCCTGCTCGCCCACGACTTTGTGCGTCGCTGGCAGGCATCCCGCCAAGTTCTCGTCGTACCTCACACCACCAGCCGAAACAAGATTGATGAAAACCTCGGTTTGGAAGCGTTGATCCCACCGGTTGTCCGATCCTCGTCGCTACGACTGCCGACGTTGACAGCGAACTGGAAAACGTTGGCGTTGGTTGAGGAACTGTGTACGTGGACGAAAGATAAGAAGAAGGGGACGGACTTGGCGATGGCATTGTGGTTCACGTTGCTTCACGCCCCCAAGTTGACGGAACCGAAATTGCCGCCCCGAATGTGGCGACCGTCGTTCCTAGCAGGCTAATTCTGTTATCCTTAGGGGCGAGTCTGTCCGAAGGAGTCTGAGTGCGGTCTATTGAGGAAATTGTCGCGATCTATAAAACACGCCGACAGAACCTCGGCCCTGTCCATCAGCAGATGCAAGCTGTCCGCGAACTGGCCGACGGCGATGTCATCATCCCGTTGAACGAGTTGGATCGGAACGCCCGTTCGTCGGTAGCGAACCTGCTGGTGCAGGGTTTGGATCAGATGTCGATGCGGGTGGCGTCCACGATGCCGTCCCCGTTTTTTCCGGCGTTGAAGGAAGGTTCGGAACGGTCTAAGGAATCGGCGTCGTTGCGTAAGAAGGCGATGTTGGGGATTTGGGATGCGAACCGGATGAACATGAAGTTGCGACGTCGCGCCCGTCATCTTCTCGCCTACTCCAACAGTCCGGTTATCGTGAAACCGGACTTCAAGACGTTGACCCCGAAGTGGCATATCCGCAACCCGTTGGACACGTTCCCTTGCCCGTCGGACGACATGGATAACCCTGTCCCGTACGACTGCATTTTCACGTACCGGAAGCCGTTTTCGTGGCTGATTCAGAACTACGGCAGTCTGATTGACGGACGGTTGCGGGTCGGCAAAGTCGAGTACGACACCATGTTCACCCTGCTGGAATACGTAGACGAACATGAAATCGTGATCGGTGTATTGGGTCAGCAAGACGACCCCAGTCTCACCCCGTTCGAGCGTTCTGGTGCCGATGTTGT